AAAATTGCTGACTTAGGTGCAGGTCCTGGCCATTTTGGACCGCTGCTTTCAAAAATTGGTATTGTCACAGGTTTCCATCATGCATCTTGTTTGATTAAAAATTTTAATATGAAACATTACTCATCTGTTCATGATTTCGATATTATGCGTACTTACGCACCAACAAGGAATTTTGATCTTGTTGTCTGCGATATTGGTGGCCGTACTGTTTATGATGAGAAAGTTAGTTATACTAATCTTTATAATTCACTCGGTCATTGTAACATTGTTAAATTATATTGTACTTTTGACGGTCCGAAACTTGATCGTGTGCTTGAATCTTTCCTTCGAAAAATAGTGACAAATTATCGTGATGTGGAATTATATAAACCACCTACTTCACCTGAATTATCAACTGAATTTTATCTCATATGTTCAAACAAATTGAAAAATGCAAAATCATCGTTTGCGCATGTTGAAAATTGGCTATGGATGTTCGAAAATAAAAGACGCACTGCTGTTGGTATTGCTCTAGATGCTGGTATCAAATGCAACTACACTACTGAACCTCCAGTTACGAAACCAGTGCCACATGACTTTTCTGTCGGTATTGGTGATATTAATGACTTTGTCGAGTCATTGCGTAATGTCCCTGGTCAATCTAAACTTTACGACACTATCCGACCGCTTGTTAAAGATGAACTTACAAACTTCAACATGACAATGAATGTCGGTGTCTTTGGATCTTGTAAAACACGTGATTATATGCGTTTATTAAAGAAAAATACTTTGATCATCGCACCTACGAATGAATTAGCTGAAGATTTACGCAAGAAAATTCCGCACAAACATCGTTTAACTGTCCGCGTTCGCACTTTTCACACGGCTTTGTTGTCTGAAAAAGTTTCTCAAATTATAATTGATGAAGCTTATTGTTATTATATGGGTTACTTTGCTATACTACATCAAGTGTTTAAAGTGCCTATGTTTGCCTACGGTGATCCTGCTCAAATTTCTGCGATTGATTTTCTAGGTGATTTCACTCATTCGCGTACGCTTCAACAGGAGTATTCTGAATATTCTTGTAAAACTACAGCACGGTCACCTAATGATGCCGTTACTGCTGTTAATAGACTAGGCTATGATGATGTTAAAACCACTCGTGGTCAGGCTAACTCTCTTATATGGTTGCCATGCTCTACAGATGCTGTACGTGTTATTCGCGAAAAACTTGACATACCTATGATTGTTTTTAATAAAACTCGTCTCACTATCTTTGGCGCTGACGTTCCATCTAGAACTATACATGGTTCTCAAGGCCATACGTTCTCTCATTTGATTTTATACATTGATAGTTTTGCTTATGACACCGGTGCTACTCAATCTTTACGACATGTTTGCGTTGCAATGCAGAGACACACAGACACTCTTATCATTGCCGGGTCTGTTGACGGTCTTTATCGTACAGTTTATCTTGAAAATCGACCATTAGATATCAATAATCATTTATTTGAAGCTGAAAGAGGGAGGCGTATTTTATGTGGAGGAGAATAATTCTGTCGCTTTTACGAAATATTACGACATTCCTGCTAAAGATCCTTTTTCCCTCCTTGAACCTGTTAATTTAGATATTATTACAACTGGCTTAGATGACATGATAGCTACATCGTTGCAACAAAATAATGAATTTATAACTTTGCAGAAACATAATAACAATAATCTTGGTGGAGCAAAAGCAGTATTAAATTTTCATAAGTACGTTGAACAAGTTTCCAAAAGATCTGTTCGTGGTAAACGTCTTACCACTGGACATTCATTTGCTCGTAATTACTTTAATGATGCGTCTTCTATATTATCAACTATTCTGGGACGTTATTCTAAGATTACTAAAGGCAGCTCCGAGCCTATTCAAGATCTTGCTCAATGTTTTAATGCTTTTGCTGAAAAATTTTGTCGTGATTTTTCTTATTTAGCTGATAGTTTTTCACCACCTTCTGATCATCCATTAATTTCTCAATTTGTTATTTGTGCTTCCGCTAAATCTCTGGGTTTGTTAACATATATTAACCGCACTACTGACCCTGATAAAATAAATTTTCATTTCTATGAATATATGCGTGCATTACAAGAAAAGAACTTACATCCTGATGTTTATGATAAGAATTATGATGAATGGTCCAATATGATTGATTTCTTTGCTAAGAAACAAGCTAAAGCTGATGTTCGACATTTCTTCGAGCAACGTATTAAAGATTCACAAGGTGTTTCCGCTTTTCAAAAACATATGAATGCGTTATTTGCACCATACGCCCGTCGTTTAGCTGAAATTATGCATGAAGTTTTATTACCCAATGTTATAATTGCATCTAACCATCCTGATTCGTATATTGGTGCAAAAATTGCTCAAAACATACAAGAATTTCAAGATGCACATCCATTAGCTTGCCCAAAGAACTTTGCTAACGATTTTACTGAATATGACTCATCTCAAT